CCTTATTGCTCGCTTGAGCATTGAGACGGCTATCCCACCACAATCTTTAATAGACCTAGACCCATCAATGCTTCAGATGTTATTGAAAGCATTGAAAGACCGAGCAAAGGAGCAGAGCGATGCCTACAGAGCTAAAAGGCGCAACTAACCTTCGCAAGGCTCTGAAGAAGTTCTCGCCTGATCTTGACAAAGAGACTCGCGATGAGATGGTCGGGTTCTTGAAGCCATTGGTGAAAAAGGCTCGTGGTTATATGCCAGCCAATTCATCAATCCCTTCAGGCTGGGTAGGCACGGCAAAGCCGGGCGGGTTCCCTAAGTACGACTCCGCGCTAGTAAGACGCGGCGTAGGTTATAAGCTCACACCCACTAAGCCCAATCGTGAGGGATGGTCTTCGACCGTCTCGATTCATAACAAGACTGCAGGCGGAGCGATCTTCGAGACCGCAGGGCGTAAGTCTGGAATCACAAGGAAGTTCACCCCACGCTTACAGGGCACTCTCGCAGGCAGCGGCAAGATGCAAGGCCGCGCTATGTTCAAGGCTTACAAAGAAGATGAAGGCAAGGCTAGAGTCGGAGTAATCAGAGCCCTAGAGAAGGCCGCCGCTAAGTTTAATGGAAAGGCTAATTGATGGCTGAGTTACGCATCCCGATTATCGTTGAGAACAAAGGCAAGAAGGCCTTCAATCAGGCTAACAAGTCTGTAGATGTTTTAGATAAAGGTGTCAAGAAGTTAGGCAAGAGCCTAGCCGCAGTCTTCGGAGCGCAGCAGCTTCTCAAGTTCGCCAAGAACGCATCCATGGCATTCATCGAAGATGAGAAAGCCGCCAATCGTTTAGCCCTTGCAGTAAGGAATCTTGGCCTAGAGTTCGAGACTCCACGCATTGAGCGATTCATCTCAGACCTATCTCGCGCAACAGGCGTTACAGATGATGAACTTCGTCCAGCGATGCAGCGACTATTGCAGACCACGGGCTCAGTCACCAAGGCTCAGGAGTTACTGGCTCAAGCCACAGACATCGCAGCAGGCTCAGGCATCGCATACGAGACCGTAGCCAATGACCTCAGCATGGCCTATGTAGGGCAGACCCGTGGACTTCGTAAATATTCACTAGGTCTGACTCAGGCTGAACTCAAGACCATGAAGTTCACAGACTTGCAGGAAAGACTCAATAAGCAATTCTCAGGGGCTAACGCAGATTACCTCACCACCTATGCAGGAAAGATGCAACTACTCGGCACAGCCGCAGGAGAGGCAAGTGAGACCATCGGTGGGGCATTGGTCGATTCTCTAGTCTCAGTCTTTGCCGCCGGTGACACAACAGAGTTCGTAGGCAAGATTGATACCTTAGCGAATAAGATCGCTGACACGGTATCGGCAGTCGTCTTCGGCTTCCGCAAGCTCTATGTATTGACTAGCGATCGTGCCATCCTTGCTAGTTTTAACCCTTTCGATGATTACGAGAAGAACGCCCTAGCAGCGATCGAGGCAGCCGAGAAGGCAGCCAAGGCTCGCCGTAACACTACGACTATGGGCTATCTCGGTTCTCAGCCTGTCGGTATCTATGAGACTGGCGCACAGGCCTCAGCCCGTAAAAAGGCAGAAGCCGATGCAGCCAAGCGAGCCAAGGAATTAGCAGCTCTACAGAAGAAGAATCTAACTGCTCAGAAGCAATCTAACGCCCTTACTAAGGCAGCAAAGACTCTCGATCTAGATCGTATCGGAATGACTGCAGCCCTCAAGGGCAAGATCAGCGAGACCGATCGCCTATCACTACAGTTGCAACTTTCATTGCTTGATAAGAATGATGCAGCGGCAATGAAGTTATCTGCAGAATTAGACGCAGCAATCAAGCGACAGGCAGAACTCGCAGCAGCTCTTCTTGCTACTCCTAAGGCTCCCAATCCTTTCTCTGAATGGTCAGTCCCTAAATTAGATTTTGGTGGCAACCTTCTAGGCTCACCTGTTCCTAACTATGTACCGCCAAGCTATGTAACCCCAGAGACCTTTACATCTGGCGGAGGCATGGGGCCGCAGGCTATGACTCCTGCAGTACCTCCAATCAATGTTACGGTTGAAGTTGCTGGCGAAGCAGTAGCCGCAGTAATTACTGCGCAACAGACCAACCAATCTTTATCTGGATCTTTCGTGGGCACTAATCGCGCTGGGCGATTTGGGACTAGGCCAGACGAAGGATGAGTCTTCCAGCAACAATTTCGGTCTCCTTCGACTTTAGCCAAGGCGCGACCTTCGGCTTTCCGTTTACTATTGGCGACCCTATCAACGGCATCATTGGCGTATCTCAGTTCGCATCGAGTGAAGTCCCAGAGCCAGTAATTGATCTAAGTTCTACTACACGCCAGATCAAGATCAGCCGTGGACGTAACGTCATGCGAGATACCTACGAGGCTGGCAACTGCACAGTCCGAGTCATTGATCAAGACGGAGCCTTCAACCCGCAGAATCCTGCATCACCTTACTTCGGCTATCTGACTCCACTTAGAAAGATTCGCGTAGCTGCGACAACTGCCACGGCTCAGTCTTTTCTCTTCTCAGGTTATGTCACAGACTATAAGTACACCTATCCGACAGGGCAGGAATTGGGTTACGTTGATATCAACTGCAGCGATGCCTTCCGCCTCTTTGCCATGGCTAACGTCTCGACCGTGGCAGATGCAACAGCAGGCCAGACCACCGGCACACGCATCAATAAGATTCTAGATCAAGTGGACTTCCCATCATCGATGAGAATCATTGACACAGGCTCAACAACAGTTCAAGCCGATCCTGCCACCACACGCTCTAGTCTTTCAGCCTTGCAGGTGGCCGAGTTCACCGAGCAGGGAGCCTTCTATGTGCTATCAGGTGGAGAAGTCGAGTTCAAGGATCGCAACGATGTAGTCGGATCGCTCGCACCGGCGGCTATCCAGTTCAATCAATCTGGCGGCATTCCATACTCAGACCTTAAGTATGCCTTTGACGATAAGCTCATCATCAATAGTGCGACCATGACTCGCGTCGGTGGTACTACCGTCTCATCGGTCGATGCAGACTCTATCGCTAAATATTTTCCGCATGGCATGAACGTTGAGAACCTTATCGCCCAGACAGATGCTCAGGTTCAACAGATCGCTGACATCTATGTTGCTACTCGCAAAGAGACCACGATCCGCATTGATGCCATGACAGTCGATCTACTCGATCCTGCAGTTCCTACAGATACCATTATTGGCCTTGATTACTTTGATAACGTAGAGATCACCAATATCCAACCAGACGGATCAACCATCGTGAAGACCTTGCAGGTTCAAGGCCTAGCATGGGACATCACCCCTAATTCAATGAAGTGCACAGTTACAACACTTGAGCCTATAGTCGAGGGATTCATCATCGGATCATCGACTTACGGTATAATCGGACAGTCCGTAATGGGCTACTAAGGAGATAAACAGATGGCAACAGGCTTCCCAGCAACAACAGGCGACATCTTCACGGCCGCTGACTATAACGGTCTAGTGACCTTTGAGATCAAGGCAGATCAGACATCTGACTACACGCTCACCGTTGCTGACTCCTATCAGGTTCTAGTGCCTATGAACAAGGCAACAGCCATCGCCCTAAAGATCCCTACTAACGCCACAGCGGCAATCCCTGTCGGCTCATGTATCACCATTCTTAACGAGGGTGCAGGCTTATGCACCATTTCAGCAGTAACTTCTGGAACAACTACAGTCCTCTCGGCTGGGGCAGTACCAGCCGCACCTACGCTTGGAACTAATAGATCAGCAGCTTGCATCAAGACTGGCACAGATACTTGGTACATCGTGGGGGCTATTTCGTAATGCTCAACAATGTTGTAGGACTTTACAGTCCAAACATTCCACCCAAGCCAGTAGTAACTGGCGGAACGCTATCCAGCGACGCTACTTACTATTATCGTACTTTCACGGCTAATAGCAGCCTAGTGGTATCTAGTTCCTCATTGACAGCAGACGTTCTAGTAATTGCTGGAGGCGGTGGCGGTTCCATTGGAGGAGGCGGCGCAGGAGGCCTGTTGTTTTATTCTAGCCAGTCTTTACCTATCGCTACTTATTCCTGCACAATCGGTGGAAGCGGTGCAGGGCAGCGCGGTGATGTTGGACAAGCCTCAGATGGTACTGCAAGCACATTCCAGACTTTAACTGCCGCAACAGGCGGTGGCGGCGGTGGAGATCGAACAACTTTGATTACGCGAAACGGAAGAAGCGGTGGTTCAGGCGGAGGCGCTGGATATTACTTTGGAGCAGGAACCGGCGGAGCAGCAAGCCCATCTGGTCAAGGTAATGCTGGAGCGAACTCTCCACAGGATAATTATGCAGGCGGCGGTGGCGGTGCAACAGCCGCAGGAACTGGCACTTTAGCCAGCGCTAATGGTGGCAACGGTTCATCTTCATATTCTTCTTGGGGTTCTGCAACTAGCACAGGTGAGAACATTTCAGGCACTTATTGGTATGCAGGCGGAGGCGCAGGTCTGCAAGTCGGAACAGCAGTAGGCGGCAATGGCGGCGGCGGTGACGGTGTTTATAGTGGAACTGGCGGCGCAGGCACGGCTAACACAGGCGGTGGCGGCGGCGGTGCAGTTGGTGCTGTCGGAGCACCAGGCGGTGCAGGCGGCTCAGGAATTATCATTGTGCGATACACAAAGGCGCAGGTGGACTAATGTCACATTGGGCAGAAGTAGACGACACTAACAAAGTTCTTCGCGTTCTAGTAGGCGATAACAATGATCCAGCAGGAGACGAAGGTTATCAATGGCTAGTCGATAATCTTGGCGGCACATGGGTGAAGACAAGCTACAACGGCAATATTCGCTATAACTACGCAGGCATTGGATATACCTATGATCCAATCGATGATGCATTTATTGCACCTATGCCTCAATGCGGCCATGAAGAACTATTCTTGAACGATCAAAAAAGATGGGAGTGCAGTAACGATGAGCACAAAGCCGATATTGTGTAAGGCTGGACAACAGTTACGCGAGCAATTCGATGACACATTCCCAGATCGTGATCGGCGTTCCGATGGCTGGATCGGCGATCTCCGTCATTCAGCGCGTCCTAGTGACCACAATCCTGATCGAGAGACAGGGGTGGTTCGCGCCATCGATGTCGATCGAGATGTCCATAAGACAGGCAAGCCCGACCTCATGCCCGATATTGCTGATCAGCTGCGACTCGCTGCCAAGGCAGGAGAGAAGCGCATCGCCTATATCATCTTCGAGGGACGAATTGCATCGTCTCGCATGGGCTGGCGTTGGCGCAAGTATTCTGGAAGCAACCCGCATTCTAAGCATTGCCATGTCTCTTTCACTAAGCAAGG